TTATTGGATGGGGTGATTCTCGGCAAAAATTGCCATACGTTCGTCCAACTGGTCGTACTGATGGTCTTGGATAAAGGAAGTGCAGGCACGCAATCCTTCTTGATGGCTTCCGGTGGTCACCAGCGAAATGGCGCTTACACCGTAGTACATTAGTTCCCGCGCAAGTTCTCCGCTACTCATGCCCGGGTAACCGATGGTGAAATAGAAACCGTCGGCAACGGGATCACCCAAATCATTGTCGTATACCAAGTGGAAACCGTGGCGCAAGAAGATTTCTTTCAGGCGGCGGGCACGCTCACCGTATACTTTCACTTCATCAAGGAAGTTGTATTGACCTTCATTGGCTGCTTTAAGCATGGCGGCAAGAGCATACTGCGCAGAGTGGCTGGTGCCGGAGGAGAGCGCATAGAGTACGCGGTGGATGAATACTGTGCCGAAGGTGCCGCCGCCGTAGCGTTGTGTCAGCCCGGGATAGGCCCGGTGATACAGTTTGTCCGAAATGCAGCTGACACCGATACGTTGACCGGCATAGCTGAAAGCTTTGGAACCGGAAATGAGCAGCACGTAATAGTCCGTATAGTGTGCCACAGAAGGTTGGTAAGGCGCTTGGAACGGTTTGCTCAAGTCTTGGCGGAAGTCCATGGCAAAGTAGGCGAGGTCTTCCAACACAATGACGTCATATTGGGTTGCCAGTTCGCCGATGATGCGCAACTCTTCTTCTTTCAGGCAAATCCAGCTGGGGTTGTTGGGATTGGAATAGACGATGGCAGAGATATTGCCTTTGCTGAGGTAACTTTCCAGCTTCGCTTTCAACTTGTCGCCACGGTAGTCATATACGTCAAAGGTTTCATATTTCTGTCCCATCACGACCAGCTGCTGCTTCTGTACCGGGAAACCGGGATCGATGAAGAGAATGGTATCCTTTTTCTCATCGCACTGGCTACATGTGAGGAATGAAGCGAAAGTTCCTTGCATGGAGCCGGTAACTGGTACACAACCTTCGGGGGCTACATCTACATTGATAAAGGCTTTGATAAAACGTGATGCTTCCTCTTTCAAGGCGGGAAGTCCGTTAATGTCCGGGTAGAGGCTGGCAATACCATTCTGCAATGCCTCCACCTCGGCCTTTACGCCGACGGCTGAGGGGGGGAGTCCGGGTACACCCATTTCCATTTTTATGAATTCCACACCCGATGCCGCTTCGGCATTGGCTGCAATGGCTTTTACTTCACGGATGGTTGCTTTGGCAAAGTCTGTGATATGAAAATCTGCGATAGTTTCATCTATCAACTTACGTTCAATAGGAGTATTTCTCATGATTTCAATATTAATTTAGTTTTGCAAAGGTAACATAAATCTCTTATAATCAAGCTATGTTAAAAAAAAGATGATTTTTTTTCTTTCAAGCTATTGCAGATATAAGAATTTTGTCTACCTTTGCAACCGCAATCGAGAGAGATAGCAACGAAAGAATGAAATAATGGTGCGTTAGTTCAGTTGGTTAGAATACATGCCTGTCACGCATGGGGTCACGGGTTCGAGTCCCGTACGCACCGCGAAAGCAAATAGCAAATTAAAGCAAAGCTCTGAAATTCAAGGATTTCAGAGCTTTTTTTGTTTTCTGTATCGGCAAGAATAACGATTAAAAACAAATCATGCGTGGGATTATTCGTGGGATTTCTGCCAGTCTTACTATACTCATCTGATGAACTTGAACTTTCTTGCGGTATAATCGGGAATTCGGGTACAAATATCCGTAAATCTATAAACCGCAAAACGTTCTGTGCTACTTTTTCAAATCACTTTGTGAGTTTTTTAGAGTTATTAACACAAAACGAATTGCGAAAGTTTATTCGCTTTTCGGGACTTTCTAAACACCTTTCAAAAGCCATTAAAAAACATCTCAAATCATACATTTTACCTATCTTTGTATAAACCTTAGCTATGATGTACACCTAAAAAAGTGAGATCTGTTTTCCATGTGGAGCCGCATAGTTACATACTATCCACTCCTTTTGTTTCCGCCTATTGTACTACCGGTAGAACCGATATTGGAGCTCCCAGAACACTACGAGGAAGTGGATATTCCAGAGGAATTTGCAAAGGAAATCTCTTTGGAATAGCCTGAATAGACAGCGGAGAGAAAGTTCCTCCCACCGTTTTTATTAACTTTCCACTATCTCACTCATTGGCCGGATGTACGCAGCCCACTTTCTCCATCCGTTTGATGTCTTGTAGGCGTTGACAGCATTGTCGGGCACATAGATGTCAGGTATCCGGGGAGCGTTAAGCAGTGTCCAGTAATCGGTCGACGGAGGTGTTTCGGTCCGTATTATCAGGGTCTTCAACAGAGGAGAATTCCCCATACCGGTCACCGACACGGCATTTTCCCCGATTTCCACACGGGTCAGTCGTGGCATATCCCCCAATCCGCTAATTGCTGTGACATGGGGCGGATATACGAATTCCGAAATTCCGGTGCCGCCGAAAGCGCCAGACTCAATAGTTGTCACTGTGTCAGGAATGGAAATTTCTTTCAACGCCCCACAATTGTAGAAAGCCTGCTTTGAAATAGTGTCGCACCCATTGCCTATTATGCATCTTTCCAGAGAGACGCATCCGTAAAAGTATTGGTATCTGATATTCCTGTTTTCCGGCAATTCGATACTTTGCAAAGACGTACATCCGGTAAACAGATTATTGGACGAGGTGGTGAAATTTAGCCACTTGAACTCATTGAACGAGACAATCCGCGTATTGTTTGCAAATGTGCCGGCATTGATTACCTGTTGAACGGCCGCTTCCTCTTCCGTTATATAGCCGTCCTTGTCGGCATCCCATATGCCAAGGCAGATGCGACGGGCTTCCGCGTCCTTGAAATGAATGGCCGCTTCACCGACAAGTACCAGATTCAGTCTGTTGAATACACTTCTCAGTGCATCCACCGTGTCCTGGTAGTACTTGGAATGCACAGTAATGGTGCCTTCCAGTACCGGTATCGGGTCTTCGCCGGACAGTCCCTCGGCTGACAAGCCGGAGTAGCTGCCGTCGGAGAGGCGGGCGAGCATGTCGAGTGCGTCGGCCGTGTAATACTCCTCGTTGAAACCTATTGCGCGGATATGTTTCAGCGCGTGGGCATCACCCTGCGGTTGCTGTGCCTCGATGACGTCAGACAGCAGTTTCATGGGCTGCAGCAAAGGACAGTTCTCCACCCAGAAGTCTGTCACATTCGGGGCGCACTGGCCGATGCGCAATCCGTCGGTGGACAGCAGGGGGAAGTTCCTGAAGCCGATGTACTTGTTGTTTGCCGGATACTCGATGACTTCGAGACTGCCGCCTTCCGGAACCTTAATCTGGCTGAGATTGGTTCCGTCCGCATATATCTCACGGATATTCTGGCAGGCGCTCAGGTCAAGAGTACCCTGCAAGGTGGCAATGTTTGACAACAGGACTTTCTGTAGGCTGCCGCAGTCGGCAAGGGTAAGCCCGGTGATGGTGATGATGACGTTTTCGGTCTTGCTGCCCAGGATGAGCTCCGTCAGGCGCCGGCCACGGACCACCATGGTGCCGCTGACGTTCTTCCGGTGCCAGTCGCCGATGGAGAGCAGCCAGCTCGCCGCCTGGATGGCGTTCTGCTGGTCGGCAGAGCCGCCGAGGTCGATGGTCATCCGGCACACTTCACCGGCCTTGGTCCTTGCGCCCTGCACGATGCTGGTACCGTTTGCAATGGCCGGGTACATGTCGAATGCCGGGGTTATCTCGTAATCTATCAGGTCGCCTGCTGCACGCACGATGATGGTGTCCGTTCCGCTGTTTGAAAACAGACCGTAGCTGTATTTCGACATGATGTACATGATGCGCTTCTTCACCCAGGCGGTTTCGGCAGAGCAGAAGTCGCCATGCGATTGGGTGATAGGGTCGGTGTCGTTGGTATAAGAGCCGCTGTTGTAGGCTATCTTGGCTATCTCGTAGCGTTTGGCATCGGCGTTGACCAGCGTGGCCGGGAAATAGTTCTTGATGCCGAGATAATACTTCTTGTAGAAGGCATATACCTTGTCATAGGGAGTGCCCGAGGATTGTCCGCACAGGCTTTCCATG